CATAAAAAAAAAACCCTAGGATTTCCCACGTCCTAGGGTTAGTTAATTCAGATCTCGCACAAGACTCTAGTCCTATCTCCCTCCAGAATAGGAACTATTACACTCTGATTCTTGTAACTGCAAATCTCGTACTAATGTATCACGCATAATGCTGATATGCAAGTTCTTGAAAGTCTGTACTTTCTCGTGCATATGCTTCATTCTCGTCGAGTTCGTATCTATCTGCATAGTCTTCGTCGAGATTAAATGCCTGATCATATGTATAGTCGAGATCAAAATCGTCGTACATGAGATCTAGTCGAGATGTGAATTGTATACTGATATTATAGTGTAATCTCGTCGAGTTGTCAAGCTTTATGCTCTACATCTAGTCGAGATTCATAATATGTAACAATTTATTTATAAGATCTCGTAGTGAATGTTACAATATGTGAATTTTGCCCGTCTTGTATCTTGACGGACTGCGTTCCTTATGCTATGCTCGCAAAGGTCACAAGTACTCTGACCATTTATAAGTACTTAAATCTATATTCAATCTACCCATAATACATACAGATTCCATACAGATTGACAACCTCAAATAAAATGGTATAATACGATTAGATCAATAAATATATAAAACACTCAAATATATTATTAAACTTATGGCATACATCTACAGTATTACAAATAACGTGAACGGAAAGCAATATATTGGTAAAACATCAAAGGATAATCCCTATGATAGATGGAAGGAACATATACAACATTCAAGGCATCAAGAGAATACAGTCGCATATTCTTCGGTACACACCATGCCAATCATTAGAGCATTAAAGAAGTATGGTAGTTCCAACTTTAAGTTTAGAGTGATAGAGGAATGTACTGCCGATAACATAGACGAAAGGGAAAAGCATTATATAGAAAAATACAATACATGTGATGGTGTTGGTTATAATTGTACCTATGGTGGAGAGGGTATATCAAAACCACCTAAGTATTGGTCTAATCATCCTCATAGTAGACCAGTTACTTGTTGGTCTTTAGATGGTAATTACATTTGTGATTATGAAACTACTGGTGTTGCATTGGTCGAAACTTTAGGTCGTAAACCTCAAAAAAGTGAAAGAGGTTGTATAAAAGCTTGTTGTCAGGGTAAAACATTTCAATCTCACAACTATAGATGGACTTGGAAAGGAGAACCATTGAAAGAGTGGAAAGATAAACAAATTAGACTAAGACATAAGATATATGGATATAATCAAAAAGGAGAATATAAAGAGTGGGAGAGTCAATCAAAATGTGCCGAGTTCATAGAGGGAGATATAAGAAATAATAATGGTGTATTTCAATCAATAAAAAGTCCACGCAAAAATAAACTACAATGTAAAGGTTGGTATCTATTCCATAAAAAAGGTAAAATCATTCCTTTTGATAAGATTACTTTTGCGAGTAGAGGTCATTCAACTGATATATGTAAAAAAGCTGCTGAAGCAAGTGCCATTAAGAGAAGAAAACCAGTAAGGGCAACATCTATCCTTACTGGGGAAACTTTAACCTTTAAAAGTATTAGTGAAGCATCATTTTACATTAAAGGTCAAGGTAACTATGCCGCTACTGGAAATATCTCCCTTAACATTAAGAATCGAGAAAATGGTCAGCATTGGAAATTTGCCTATAATCACAAATGGGATTACTGCTAACTGTTAGGGTCATACTTATAGATGATGTATAAACAGATGATGATTGCAATGAGTAGAATTGAAAAAAATGTTATCATGATGTTTTATTGAATGTCAAGTGGTCTGTGTTGCTGAGATTTATATGCACCATAACTCACAATGGCATCGGGGTCGCTGTCATCATGTTTACTGACTCTCCTCCGAATATATTGTAATTCATGCCAATTACTCTCATAACATAGAATACATGTGTGTATCCTTTTATGCAAGAAAGTAGACACATCACATTGTGGTCTAGGTTTGGTTGAAATTTCAATCGTTATGTAGTTTGATATTGGTATCCAGTTATCCTTTAACCTTTTTTGATTATCATTTGTGTCTCCTTTATAATATACCCACCCCTCATGTACCATGCCAAGTGCGGTTGTCCACTTGACGTAATCATTGACCTGTGGGTCATACATTAGGCGACTCTCACGATTTTAAGATAATTTGGACTTATGCCGTCTCCTACAAGTTCTTGGAAAAGTTCCTGACAGTCCTCCTTTAACATAGAGGGTGCCGTCTTATCCCAATCTTCCCATCCTGTCGTTGAGAGTTCTAAGATTCTGTATTTTGGTTCCATAGTTTTAATTAGGTTACAAATGCTTCGATGATGCCTGACTCATAGTCCTCGGATAGAGGTAGTTTTTGTGCCTTTTTGACATTTGGCATAATACGATCTATATATGACTCATTGAAAGAGTCTTCTGCTGATAGTAGGTCAAAAACCTCGGAATCCGTCTCGGCAATTACATTGATAATTCCCCCATACTCGGATTGTGGAAAAGGAACCCAATAATCAACAATATAAAGATTTTTCATTAATTTGAATGTTTTTCTCCTTGCGTGTATTATAATGGATTAGGGAGAGTTTGTCAAGACCATTGTGGGGTTGGTTGCTTTGCCTGTGCAAGTTCAATCTTCTCATAATAGGCATCAACTGAACCCTCTAACTTACTGAAAATGGTTTGTACCTCTTCGGGTATCTCTCCATCAAGTAAGTGTCCATACTTCTGTTCAAGATTGTTCAGTATGACACTTATCTCTCCCTCTGTGAGTGTCACGTTGTGTGGTGTGTTGAGTGTCATTTTTTGTCTCTGTTGAGTGGACTGTTAAAATAGTCTCTGTTCACAACATATAATAATATGAGTGTGAATAGGATGCCCGCGAATCCTGTAATGAGTATTGGACTCTGGGGTAGTTCATAAACTGGTACTGTCATAATAATTCGATGTCAAAAATTTCTTCAAAGTCATTGATTGCCTGTCGGATACCTGCCTTGTCCAGTTTTGCTTCATTCCATGAGAAATAAACAACACAATACTTGGCAATGCGGTCAATCAGTTTGTCATCAAGGTTCGGATAGAACTCTCTGACTATGGGGAGAAATTGCTTTGCTTCCTCCCTTAATGATGTCTTGGTTCGATGTACTAAAGGTGCGTCACTCATGTTAAAATAGAAATAGGATTAGTCCTCTAAGGAACATTATAGCAAAGATGACCAAATAAATCCAGAGGAGAGTCATACTTATCTTATTTTCAAGACCTCCTCTTGTATAGGTCATTAGTCTCTCTCCCATGTTGAGTTGCGGTCATGTAGAAACTCTTGATAGATTTCATATGAACCGACTGTATCGGTCACATAGTCCTCCAAGACTTCATAGGCATATTCATCATACTCATCAATATGCTCCTTGAGTTCTTCCTGTTTCATCAATGCCACATCACATGTGACTCTGTGAATTGCGAACTCAAACAGTTCTTTGGGAGACATGTCTCCAATCATGAGTTGAGCAAACTCTCTCTTAAGGTCTCCAAGTTGTTCGGGTGTGAGTTGTGTTGCGTTCATGATTAAATCTCCATGTAAACTTCGTTTTCTGGTATCATACCAAGTAAGTGACAGATTTCATCATAGGTTTCTCTGCCACTCATGCCCATGCGTTGATACTCCCAACCCAAATCATCTATGAGACTATGAAGTTTGTCTCCAAATTTGTTGACTTTGAGTTCTTCTCCTCTCACTTCGATAATAAACTTACGATGTGGTGCAAGTGTTTTTGTTGTCATTAGTTTAACCTCCAGTCGATTTTAAGATAGTCAGGATTGAGATGTAGTCTCTCAAATTCTTCGGGTGTGTCACTCTCAAACACAAATTCTTCTGCCATGTATCGGCAACTGACACCTAACTCTTCGGATGCTCGGAGATATACACCGATTTGTTCATCATTGAGTTCAAGGTCATCAACGCAAAATGCGATGTCTGCGATGAGTTGGTCTTCTTGAGTCATGAGTGGGAAACCTCTTTGTTTATATTAATATTATAGTCCATGAATGGACTGAATGGTGGGTGGTTGTGACAGTTTGTTATGTGACCCACCCCTTCTCCAAATTAAAATTATAGTAACTAAAATGTCTTCTGTCCACCAATTTAAATGAACCATAGTCACTATGAAACACATAACCTTCTCCGTCACACTCTTCTCCCTCAATCATTGTGAGTGCAATTTGATTGCTTTTACAGCATGACAACAGTTCTTCCTTTATCTCCATGACCAGATTGTAGAATCCAATTAGAGTCAGGTTGTAGTCTCCGAAGTCATTTGAATCAATTTGTTTACACTCTCTGATATACACATTAAGTTCTCTCTGAAGCATCTTTGCTTCCTTCACATCAACAAATTTGACCATCTGTGCCATCTGTAGTGCGAAGTCAATTCTATCTCTTAGATGTGAGTTCACATCCATTACTGCACTTGGTTGATAGTAATACACTTTATCATTGCTCCCTAACTGCCTGAGAAGTGGTGTTGCTGTCAGGTCACGCAATGGATTATGACTTGGTGTGTCAACTTCATAGTCAGTCGAATACATTGTGTGTGGTGCGACTATGATGGTCTGTCTGACATTCTCAGGGAACACATAGGTTACTGTGTTCGGTTGGAATATATTATCTCCACCAAATCCAAGAAAGTCTCCCTGATAGATGCGGTTGGTTCTTGATAGATTTGAGAGACAGGCATGTAAGACGATTGCAACATAACCTTTATGGTTTTTGTCGATGTCTGCATGTGTGTAATTGACTTTGATTAACTTCTTATTGAAGACTGACTTTGTACCAACAAAGAACCGACCAGTATTCGGATGAGTTCCCCATACGATTGCTGGCGCACCATCAATCTTAACTGATACATGACCATGTGGTGCGACTGCATAGGACTTGACCGCATGTAAGAAGTCAAGATTGCCTGTGAGAATTGTATCCTCTGGGTGTTCAATGTGTGTGTTAATCATTTTAATTGAATGTCATAATCTATGTTTCTGATACACCAACCTGCTGCTGCTGTAATTTCTTCGATAAGGTCATCTTCATCGTCTGCATCCCATACACCAAGTGCAAGGTCATGCAATTCTCTCTCCTCATCAAATGTGAGTTTGAATCCATTGGCATAATCGTCATCAAAGTCAAACTCAATGTCTGTTACATTGTATTTCATGCTACGACCTCCATAGTGCGGTAGTCATGAACTAAAGTTCTTTTACCTTCATTGTCAATTAAAATAGTGCGACAGGTCTTTGGTGTGTAACCTTTGGCATCGGTTTCTCCTTTGATGTAGTTGATAAGAACTAAATGCTCTGTTTTGTAACCATCTTCATCAGTCATGATGACTGTATCCCCAAGTCCGATTTCATAGGGAGAATTGTATTTCATTAGTTTGTCTCCTCAAATGATTCTCTTAATGGTTTTTTGAAGTCACACTTCATGTAGTCCTCAATCTCTTCGACCACCTCATCAAATTGGTCTTCCCAATAGTTTTGGGCATCCTCAAGGAAATCTACGTCTGATTGCTTTTCATAGTATCTGTCAAGGTCATCCATGACATAGTTCACTAAGTCCTTAGTGTCCATGTTGTCAACGACTCTCTCAACATAGAAACCTTTGAGTTCATTAATAAGTTCGGGTGTGAATTTGTTTTTGTCCATTGGATTAATGCTCATAAAAGTAAGGGTGGTCATCTTCTCCAAAGGGAGATGGTTCTGATGATGAATCTGCGTCAATGTTTTGCTTTAGGTTATCATCATAGATGCGAATAGATAACTCTCCGTTATCTGCCATACCATGATAACCTTTTCTGTCGAGTGCATCATCAATGATGTCAAATATTTTATGGACTTCTTCATCATTAAGAAATCCACATATATTCCAGTATTTCTCTGGGTGTGTTCTGTAAGTCATGAGTGGGAAACCTCCTTTACTTATACTTTATTATAACAAATCCATGTCCTTACGTCTATGGGTAGTGGACACCTCTTTTTCTGTCACACCCATACTATCCACAAGTGCATCGACTTTGGTATCATATCCTTCAGATAGACTATCAAGGTAATCATCATCTGCTGTGATGTTTTCTTTACATGCACATATATCCAAGAATGGTTTAAGTCTCTCATAGACTTCTCCAACTTGTTCCTCTGATTTTCTGGACTTCCATAACTGAGTTATGATAACTTCCAGTTCTTTTTTTGATACGTCAATTAGCATTGTGTTTACCTCAAGTATAAGTATCCAGTATTCCAAGTCACGAAACTTGGTGTGTGTAACAGTTTCCTCTGCTCAATGATTCTCAAGTCAAAACGAACATGCTTTGCGGGTTTGCTCCATGACGCTGCCATG